AATTATCCTATATGGTATCTTACAGATACATTATAGGGTTATTTAGAGGCACTACATCAAATGACTTGGTCGTTTGGGGTCTGGGGTCTCAAATCGTCTTGGTCTCCTCATAGTTGTAGATGGAGCATTGAATGCTGGAGCTTTTTTTAGAGTTTCCTTTGCTGGTCCAGAATTAAACTCACTAGCTCTATATCTTTTATCATTAAAATCTGACACCTTATTTTTTCTCCCGAAACCAAAAGCTCTTCTACCATTACGGGAACGATGAATATCACCAGAACCGGGCACAATATTAATATTGGATCCTTGTGGAAATCCTTGTGGAGCTGCTTGTTCCATAAACTCTTTAAAAGTTTTCATCAGCAGTTCCACGCTCTGAGGGATTTTGACAAACGGTCTTCGCCTGTGTTGTTAGATGGTTTCTGGCGCTTACGCATTCCCTTCATTCTTGCACAGAATGATGCTCTCCTCTTGTTACCTTTCTTTTTACTGGGTGCTTTTAGATCACTGCCAGGATTTTCTCTCTCATATGATTTGCGACCCTTTTCATTAAGACCACCTGATTTATTCTTACCTGCACTTTTTTGCCATGCCGCAGAACCTTCATCCAATTCTACTGATTCACCAGTTACCATTCTTTTATTAACATTCTGCTGACTGAAATCCCACTTCTTTGGATCACCCTTGATCATTCTCTGCAAGGTATCCATTCTTCTTTTCTGATAAGCCTTTACATCATCTGAGTTGTCAATAGTATCACCTACTTGATACTCTTTTTCAAATATCTCACCTTCTGGATCAAAAGATTGATTGAGCATTTGATTAGTCATCTTATCAATCCTCATCTTTCTATCACCAAGTTTACCAACAAGTGATTTATTGCCAGTAGGTTCTTTAGTCTGCTTCTTAGCAAATGGGTTTTTGATATCTAGATTGGGGTGACCAATATATCCGTCTCCAGGTTTGCCACCAACAAATTCAATCAACTCACCTTCCGGTTGATATCCAGCCATTTGTGTGGATGGTTTCTTTTGAGCTAGAGGAGGAAGTTGTGCTCCAGATTTCTTTAAGAACGCATCCTTTTCATTGGGATTAGTTGTACTCTTCCCTTTATTATAAATCTTACTACCTTTCATCGCTCCACGATGTCCAGGTCCAATATCAAAACTTCCCTCTGTAATTTTTGCAATAGAATCGTCCACCTTAGGTGCATCACAGTCACCCGTAGTTAATGGTTTCTTTTTCTTTGCTTCAGAGAGGAGAAATGAGATATCAGAATATGTGATAGACATGCTTATAGCAAGCAACTTCCTGCCTATTATTTAGTCTTACTCCCTACTCCTTTTACATTTTATAGGAATCGTCAGTAGAAATTTTGATTGGTCCCTGCTCAAGACGAATAGTCTGTCCAGGTGCAGTCTGTGCTGCTGCAGCAATCAATCTTTCCATGTCTGCTTTACTGATCCCACCACCGCTGCTAGCTTCTCCTGCTTTCTTTGCTGCCTGGACACCAAAAGTAGCCAAAACCCCCGTGAAGACGCTGGCTATGAAAGTCGGATCTAGTTTTTGTTCAGGAATTCCAAGTGCTGGTGGAAGTTTGATGTATGCCAGCGTGAGTATTCCGCCGCTCCAAACAAGGATGCCGAGCCTAACAAAAGTAGACAGAATAGCAAGCTGTTCTTCTTTGTCATCTGCTGCCTCTTTAATTTTACCTAGAAGACCTTTCTTTTTAGGTTCATCTTTTTTGACTTCTTCTGACATTAAAAGGAAGCATGGCTCTTCTATTTATTTTTCAGAAAAATTATATTCCATTAGCATAGCAAAATACTTATCTTTCATATCCATAAGAAATTGTTGCTCTTGTACTGGTCTTGCAGGAGACCCAGGCCACATCCTTAATGAATACTCTAAGTGAGAGTACATTGCTCTCACTTCATCAATCCCAATATTAACACTACAATACCAGTCTTCTTCGTAGAGTTCACCCATTTTTATTCATTTCTTTCAGCATTTTTTGTAAATCTGCTGTACTTCCTACAAACATGGCATTGTTTGTGACATTAGTAGGTCCTTTGGATTCTTCTTTAATATCCTTCAAATCTTTTTGTAGTTTTAAAAATTTATCTGTTGTGTCAGCGACACTTTTGAGTAACTGACCAGCTACTTCATATGCTCTAGGAGATTGAGTCTCCTCGGCAAGTTCCATAATACCGTTAAGTGTTTCTTGTCCCTTTTCAATTAGAGAATATAAGTTTGCTCTAGTATATTCATAATCCTTTGATGCATCATCTTTTGTAAGATGTGCAGGTTTTTCTTTCTTAACAGGAGTTACATCTACTGTTTCACTAGTAGTGTTTAACGCATCATCGATCTTAGTGAAGTCACTCATACATCTTCCTGTCTAGTCGGACTGTAATTCTTACCATCATCAAACATTGTAGTAGTTTCACTAAATCCAAAATCATCTCCTGGTTCTGCTGTAATTGGATCGGGTTCAGCAGTATATCTCATTTCACGCTTAGCTGTTTGTATATCCGTATCGGAGTAGTAATCAACTTGGACCTTACGGATGAGACCATTGGTGCTATCTGCAATAGGACCAAACAGATAAGTTTTGAGACTAAAGTTAAGGGTATATGTTAAAACTCTTCTAGCAGAAAAATCTCCTTCATATTCGTCTGTAAAGGAAATATTTTCTAATACAACTGGCATGTCTCTTTTTTCGCCAATTGAATCGATTAAATCTACGGTAATATTAAATGATGGTTGGAAAAAAGGTAGAATTTGTTCAACGATCTGCAAAGCATCATCATTTAACTTGGTCATTATGTTAAGTTCAAACCCAACATTGTATGGAACAGGAAGAAATACTTTTTTTACTCTATCTTGATTATCAACTGCCTTAAATGTTTTAGTTACTGATGTCTTTCTTGAAGGATCATAAGTAATGCTAGACATCTCAAAAGACATTCTAGGTAAAGTGATTGCAGTTGCTTTTGCAAGTTCTTGTTGCTGTTGTAATTTAGCAAGGAATTTGGATCTTGGTCCATATGCAAGAGGAACTTTCAAATCACTAATAGTCTTCCCACTTGAATCCTCCTTTTGAATGTGGATTTCATTAAAAAGAGTTCCGAAGGCAATAACTGTCTTACGAAGAATCTCGTGATAAAAATAAGTGCCTAACATCAGAAGTTACCAAAAGGATTTCGCTCAGTGAAATCAAGGATACCTTCTGCTTCAATTTCAAACTCATCATTAAAGGTAAATGTACTTGAAGTATCAAGACCACTATGGGAAAGAATTTGATATCTAGCAGAAGATGCGGTCCCTGTAATGAACTCACCTGGGAAGAATACACCGCTATTTATTGAGACTTCTAACTTTCGGTCAATGGTATTGAATGATTTCACATATGCTTCTACACCAGATTGTGATCCAATGACTCTTTCGTTGAAGAAGAATGTACCAATTCCAAGAGAAAGTGGGTCTTCAATTGAAATACTAGGTGCTGCTTCATAACCAGAACCAGCGTTAATAAGGAAGATCCTATCAATACTATCTCCAGATAATCTAGCAACTGCAGTTGCTTGTACTTGACCTGCTTTAACACCGACTGTAGCACCTGTTGTGCCAATAGCAACAACAGAGGGATGTTGGATAGTAATGATCGGAGGAGATACATAATTTGTCCCAAGATCAGTAATACGAATAGAAGTGATACCACTATTTGTGATAGATGCTGTAGCAGCAGCACCTACACCAGGACCACCAAAAGTAAACTGAGGAGACTCTGTGTATGCAAAACCAGGATTCTGTAATACTAGTTGATCAACAGAAAAGAGACCTGATCTTTCCGTGGTGAAAGCAAAGGCAGTCGCTCTGGAGGAAGTAACACCAGCAGGAGATGCTTCGATAGTAATAGAGGGTGCGGAAGTATATCCATATCCATCATCGTTAAGGAATACCTGTCCTAATGCACCTTGGCTAGCAAAGGAGTCAACAATTGCAGTTGCAGTGGAACCAATACCAGCAAGAATAACAGTAGATGTCTCACCTTCTGCCATTCCTCTCTCATCAATAGTGGATACACCAGTATCGATATATTCATCTTCATAGCGATAGAGTTCGCATTGAAGTTCGTAAATATAATTCTTACCCAATTGATAAAATGGATTCTCAAACTCTACATGTTTGATTTCAAATATTCTTTCTCCCAATGGGAAGTAAATCAAATCTCCTTCTTTAGGTCTCTCACCAAAGATAATTTCTGTGCCTGCTGTTCTAGCGTTATGAGTGACTACAAAAGGTGCAATAAAGTCCTCATACCTTTCTCTAGATACTGTCAGTGTAATCTCATTCTGAAGATTAATACCAAACTTGGACATGATATCGCTGCCCTTGGCATATCCCTCATAGTTGTTGAGATATGCTTCCAAAATATAGGCATCATTAAACTTGGATGACTGAACCTCTCCCATTACATCATCAGTCACAATCATCTTCCTAGGGATGTAATATACATCCACACCGAACATTTTTAGGTGTTCGTCTATTAAATCCTGAATGAGATTCTGCTCATTGGGAGATCCTTGAAGAAAGAAGGGATTTAACGCCATTATCCAATAAGATCAAGGGGTGGGGTTTCGTATGTGGAAAGCATCTTATCTTCGATGCGTTGCAGTTCCATTACAGCATCCTCATAAATTTGTCTACCGTTCAATTCAACACCTCCAGGGAGTTTGACTCCTTGGAATTTGATAAGGTTTTGACCCCACTGCCTCTTAACAAGAGATGTGAAATATTTTTTGAGGAAAGAATCATTATAAACACCTGCATAATTTGCAGGATCCATGATTCTTTGGCAATCAATAATTATGTAGGTTCCTGCAGTAACAGAACCCCAATCTACATCTAAGTAAAGTCGATTATTTCTTTTGTTATATCTGATCTGTTTGTTTGTAGATAGTAAGAAGTCAATATCTTCAAGATATGTCTTGGTCATTGCATAACTGAGAAGACCACTATACCCAAGATTAAATGCAACATCATTCAGGAACAATTGATATTTGAAACTAAACATGTTGTTGGCGATGAAACTAGAATCAAAAAGATAAAGTTTCTCAACACCAATGACTGCATCAGGTAAATTTAAGTAGTTTGAATTTTCCTCAAAGTCTCCAGATGTTGTAGTAGAAGTAGTAATACCGAGAGTGTTACTTGCGCCTCTTGCTCTGCCTCGTTTGATGTCATCTTCGGTGATTTTGTACTTAAGAAGAACTCTTTCTACACCATCAAAGTGACGCTCATAAAATAATTGAAGAGCATCATCTAAATGATCATCTACTTGCTCATCTGCTACATTGATTTCTAGGACAGGATCCCCAAGTTGCCTGAGGGCATAATCCTTGAGTTCCTGTCTAGTTGTTGGTTTTGCCATCAGAATGTTCCCCCGTCGATGCTGTCAGACCAGATTGGAATGTTGTTTTCATCAGTAGTCAAAACATAATTTGATGTAGTTAGGAATCCAACTGTACTAAGACCGCTGACTAATCTGCCATCATTTTCAAAGAAAGCAACACCGTTAGGTCCGCTATATCCAATACCATTGATTCCGCCTTGATCTGATCTGTAATACAAACCGTCACGCAATGTGCTGTAACCGATTACACTCAGATTGTCTTGGACAGTTACTTGACCAACAGCAGAATCAAGAACAAGTTCACCACTATTGGTATTTATTTTGGTGGTAGAAGATCCAGCACCAATAGTGACATCAGAAATCGTTGTTACACCAGTAACTCTAAAGTTATTAGCAGTGAGAATGCCAGAGACATTAATATTGATTGCTTCAACACCAGCAGAGCTGGTTACAATTCCCGTAAGAATTGTTCCTTGATCTACAGTCAGAGTGGAATGGATATTTGCATTAGTAGCAACATCAAGTGTTCCAGTCTGAGTTACGCCACGAACGCTAGCACCAATTGCTAGTGTCTCAATCTTAATGCCGTTGTTATAGAACAGAGTAACGGCACCATCAGCAGTAAAGTTGGCAAGAGTTTCGCCAGTATACTTCTGAAGTTCTACCTGATTAGAACGGATCGCAAGTGTACCAGTTCCTGAATCATCAATGTATGAGTTGTTACCATCATGATAGATGGACAGATCATTACCATCACCAAAGTGTGCCTTTACATCATCTTTGAAGGAAACAATTCCAGTGAATACTGCATTGGTAACAGCAATGCCAGTGAGTTTTGCATCAAAGGCATCAAGTGCTTCTGCATTAATCGTAACGATGGTTGCAGCAGTACCAACGATATCTGTAATGATACCAGATGTAATCTTTACATCCTTAAGATCAGCAGTCTCAGTATCAAAGGTAGTAATCGTAGCGTAGGTGCCAACCAGAGAGGTTACAACACCAGCAGTGATCTTAGCGTCAACTGCGTCGATGCTAAGGTTGAAATCAACTCTCTCAGCAAATGTAGATACGCCAGTTACATCGAGTCTCTCAAACTTAGCAGTGTCGAGGACATCAAGTCTCTGTCTAGGTGCGGCAGTGCCGATACCCAACTTCTGATTAGCGTCAAGGCGCATGCCCTCAACATTAT